ACCTCTTCTTTTTAAATGATATAATAATCTAGGCTTATTGTTTTCAGCTAATATGGGCATTCCATAAAAAACTATGGCCATAAGCACATCTTCAAAAAATATTTCTGCTGTTTGCGGTCTAGCTACATATTCTAAAAAGAATTGACTAGATGGAAAATCCGGGTTCATAGAAAATGTTGTTAGTCCGTGCAACGCTCCATTTGATCCGCCCCCGCCTACAGTTCCTGATATATCATATGAGTCACAGCCAAAAGCTCCAAACCCATCATTACCAGCATATTTAATACCATTTTTTTCAATTATATTATTTCTTAATTCAATCTTAGGCAACCAACTAACTTTAAACCTTCCGTTCTTTGTTGGTGTCCATATGACTTCGGTATCTTTAATCCCATTTTTCCAAGAAAAAGAACCTTGAGCAACATAGCCTTTCATTGCCATTTCTTCATTAGAATCTATCTGCTCGTATATTTTAGTTAAATTAAATAATGATTGTTTTGTTTCGTCTCTAAAAGCATGCTTTTCACTTCTTGGAAACTGTCTATAGTATTCATTTAAAGCATCAGCATCGTGCTTTAGCCCTTCTACTTCATTCTCCCAATGTTCAATAACTCCTGAACGGATGAGACCGCCATCAATTCCTTCAATCGGCTCTGATGGTGTTTCAAAAACAGGGTATCCATACTTATCAATAAATCCTTCGTAACCCCATTCCATAGGTAGGAACAAAGAATATAATCCACTTGAAGTCTGGCCATTTTTATTTCTTTTGTCAACATCTGAATTGTAATATAGTTTTTTAAAGTTATCACCGCCTTTATCTAAAGCATTTGACGTTGATCCCATCATACATTTGCCAACAATTCTAGCACCCAATCTTAAACAGGTTTTTGTAACCCTCCAGTTATTTAGTATGTTATCGGGTTTTTCCCATTTACCGGATTCATCGTGTACAAGCAATATAAGCTTTTCACCATCATAACTATTATCTCCGGTATTTTTCCAGTCAATAGTTGTATCTAATCCTTGCTCTAGTAGTTCGTCGTCAGACTCTTTAAAAGAGTTTCTAGTTAATCTTCTTGATGGTAACTTATAAGACAATTCCGTTTTAGGTCTTTCCATACCATCTTGTATAGGTTTGAAAAAAAACGGATAGTTTACTGATATAGGTACTACCTTATCTGTAAACATTTTTTTTGCATCAGCACCGGTTTTTGATAATATACCGAATCTTGAATCTCGCGATGTTGTAGCCACGTTAACAGTTTCTGATGATGCCATGAAGCTAAACCCAGACCGTCTGTTTTTAAGGTAGCACATTCCGTAACATCTGTAATCTGCTTTGCAAGCTTCCCAGAAATAATAGAATATCTTGTTTGCTTGCCTAAATTCAGGCGCGCCCACGTCAATCTTTGTCCAGTTGAGGTACATATAGTGTGATCCCGTAATGTAACACGGCTCACCGTTGCACATGAACCAGTAACCATCATTGCGACGATTAAACTCAACATCAATATATTCGTAATATTGCTCTTTAGTTTTTTCTGGATGATTTTTAAATTCATGTATTGATTTAATTTTCTTTAAAGATTCAGGTCTTTCCCTTCTAGTAAATACTTGATCTTCTTTTTTAAGACCCTTGCCATCTACTTCTTTAGGGGTTTGAGGTATTGCTATCTTAAGACCTTGAACCTCATATATCTCACCAATTGTACCGTCTTTACTTATGATTACACAATCTAAATCTTCATCATAACCGTACTTATATTTTTTAAGTCTATTTTTTTTTCTTACTTCTTTAGTATCAAGGTGGTGCTTGTGAATATTATAAAGTGATTGCTTATACATTATTTTATTCTGTCTTCTACACCTAAGAACTTAACAGATTTGTTTTCTTTTTTATCCGTTGATAGCTCTTCTATTCTTTCTATAATTTTAAATGAATCTTCAATTGCAACCCATTTTGCTTGAGCTGCTATTTTGGCTTTTTCAGGTTCTAATTCAACTAAATTAATTTTTTGTCTTATAACCTTATCAAGTTCAATTAAAGCAATTTCGGATGCTTCAATAACTTTTTTCCTTCGATCCATATTTTATTGTAATTTGATTTGATAAAACTCTATATAATTTTTGGCCATCAATATTAAACTCGTATTCAGAGTCGGGTGTAAAGCCCACCACGTCTCCTTTGGAGATCCCTAACGCTTCTAAATTGTCGTTGCTATACACAAGCTCTCCACTTAACTGTTTTTCTTTTAAAATGCTCCATTTAGAATTGTTTTCTATAGGCTTTACAAAGCAATAATCGCTTAAACACTTCCACTCACCATTTCTTTTATACGCATATATTTGATCTGGAGAAACTAAAAATTGGTTCTCATTTATAAAGCTTGAAGAATTTTTTTCTTTACCGCGTATATCAATCCATCTTCTAAATACATTATGGTGCAAAATAACTTCATCCTCTTTTTTTAATTCACTATTTAATAATAGAGGCATTGAAATAACTTTACCGATTCTGTTTGTATACATATAATCCCTTTCGGATATTTCTGTATTAAGTATTAATTCTTTATTTTCTACTGTTGTAGAATTATTATATCTGTTTTCAGAATATATAATATAATTGTAAAGTGATCGCATTAATAGTCTAGGTTATATTCTACGGATACTGCCATGTTTTTATTAAAAAACTTCCAGGGCAATATTTCATCATCTTTTTTTATAAATATTTTGTATGCACCATCATCTTCTAGTATGTCACATATAGTGTGACCACCGTAAACTTCTTGGCCAACAGAATAATGCATTGCTTCATTCTTATAGTCTTGACCAATTGATATTTTTCTAATTAATTTCATTCAATTTATTTTAATATGTCCATAGAGTTGTATCAGGTGCATCTGGATAACCTATTCCTAAATGTATAAAACCTTTTTTTCTACTGACACCTATTCTAGTAAAACCAACCTCAATTGCGGCTTTAACTAATTTAAAAGTTTTTTCACCGCCTACACTTTCTATATCCACAGCCGCCCCATAAGCGTGTTCGCCTGGTTGTTTTTTAGCTGCTTCAATTGGGTGATCTGGGCTTCTATAATCCGATGTAATTTTTATTGGATAGCCATAAGCTTCTCGTAGCTCGTCTAACATTGAAAGAAGCTTTTCATCCATCATTTCAAAACCGTTAAACTCAGACTCTTCAAAGTATTTCATTTTTTATTTCTATCTTTTAATTTAATATAAATATTCATCCCTGTATATACTATTGTCATAATTAACACAATAGTCTGTAAAGTGGGGTTTATGTTTGGCATAGCTGAAAAAACAACCGCGCCGACGTTTATGCCGTAAATTTTTAAATCGTTCATTGTTTATGTTTACTATTTCCAAATACTTTTTCCACTCCTCGCGATCCGAAATATCCACCAATCACGATCGTCAAAAGTCCGGTAATGTTTTCTAAAGGGTATCCCATATACCATCCGGCTACATAACTTACTGTTAAAAACACTAAAGTTAAAGGACGAACATTAGCAGCTAGCCACGACCCTGAGGTTGCATCTGCAACCCAGCGTTTTGTCGTGCCATCTATTTCAGCTCTTTCAATATCTAATTTTTTAAGTGCAATTTTTTTGTCTTCTTCAGACATATCGGACCCACCTATAATAGCTTGTATTACTGAGCCCACTGGTGTGTCGCCCGCTATAGCGCCTACAACGTTGGGAATCTTTTCTAATAAGAATTTCCCAACGCCTGTATCTTTAAAACGTTTTTTTGCCATATTTAATTTTATTTAAATGCCATATAGATATACTCAAACCCACCGTCATTTATAGGGTCTGAACCCGATAATATTTCTATTCTATCACTATAAAACATAGGGTGATTTGTTATGTTTAAAGATTCATTATCATTATCTTCGGCTCTTAAAAAATCATCATTATCAGGGCTTATTGACCTTTTATTATCAAACATATACCAAGTACCACCATTGCTATTAATTCTTTTTATTATTAATAAACTTGGCTCAAAACCAGTACTGATTGTGACTGTTGAACTAGAACCATTATAACTCCCAATCTGGCTATTTCCTGAAACCGAATGCCAGCAGTACGCAATGTATTCATCACCTTGCTCATTGACACCCCTATTATCAGATGTAAAGCCAAATGTCCCTTCGTCTGTATTAATAACCACCTGAAATGCGGAAGATGTACTTTCCTCTCTATCATCATTTAAATACAGATATTTGAATTTGTCCGTCTTGTTTCGCTGAACTACCCAGCTAGCACCAATAGGGCTGGTTAGGTTTTTTATAAAAACAATATCACACTCTTGACTAAGACCAGTTCCCACGTCCTGAAAATCATTATCACCGTTGCCTGTGTATTTCACAATAGAAAAGCCTGCTGTTGTATTAGCACTAACTTGGCTTGTTATGCTTCCGTCTGTGTTTGACACCGCATCGCCTCCGCCTTTCCATACCCACGATACATAGTTTTGATTATTTGTATTTGTTCGTGACCCTGCGTTTTGAACCGTAAACCCATTAGCGTCTAATGACAATACATTGTTTACAGAATCAGTTTGTTCATCTGCAAGATTAGATGATAAGGCAAATAAAGTTCCATCGGGGTTTATGCCTCTAACGGAATCAACCAAATTGTGGTCATACGCATTGTCTCGTGACTTTGTCCAAACTAAACCACCATTTGTTTCAAGGTCTATTCCTACATTAGATATGTATTGAGTCACACCCGTACCCTTATACAACACAGTTTTAAAGTTAGACGCATCTACTTCAGGCTTTTCGTTGTAAAGTTTTGTTACTTGAGCCTGCGTAATAGCAGTATCGTAGATTCTTACTTGGTCTATTTGACCCTTAAAATGATGACTTCCATTGTACGCATATTCACCTATTGTGATGTTATTACCAGAAGACGGCAAAGAAAGTGAGGTTTTAGTATGCGTTGCTATTAAATTCCCATTATAATAATATTTTACAGATGTACCTTCATGAACAATCACTGCATGGTGCCATGCATTAGGTTTTACCGTTTGCCCAGTTGAACTAGAGCCTTCTGGAAAGTAACCATATAGAACTCTATTGAAGGTTCCCCCATCATCTCCTACGGCAAGGCCAAAATAATCTCCATTAACTAATGTACCGGTTCCTATATTAATAAGATGGCCGTAATTACTTACAGAGGCTGAGTCGTCCCAATTAAACCATAAAGACGCGCTAACAGCAGTTGCATTATTTAGCCCGCTAACATTGCTTGCTTCAATTATGCTGTTATATCCATCAAACACCGCGGCTTGACCAAACCTTCCGAATCTGTACTCAATGTTAGTGTCCGTTCCATCGTAAGCATATGTTATATTAGTATCTGTACCGTTATAATTTCCAGATAAATCTGTAGAATTACCATCTAATTGATATGTTGCAATTGCTGTTTGACCAGATGGAAAAGATAATGTACTAGTATCGCTAGCTGTTTCAGCATATAAATTTGACACATCTGCTGAGCTTAAGGCTACATTATATATTCTTACTTGGTCTATTGAGCCTGTAAAATTAGTTGTTTGACCCGCTTGATACCCTATATACAAAGGCTCTGTTGAGGTTTTTAAACTTCTGTTTTGTGTAGAAAAAGTATTAGTTGCAACACCGTTTATATATTGTACTAAATTACCTCCTTGAGTTCTTGTAATTGCAATATGTGTCCAAACAT